TGATTTCATTTTTTATTCTCCATGATCTTGCGCTCCGCCAAAGCTATTAATTGTCCAATCATTCTCATCTTGGCAGAGGCCGACGCCTCTTTTCTGCGGCATTCTGCCGCTTTCAATTCGGCCTCGCGAGCCTCACTGCGAAGTTCACCAAGATAAGCTTTCCACTTTAAATAATCTTGTTCCACTTTTTGCTTTAATAGAGTAAGCTTATCTGCCGCACAGCGTTCGATCTCAGCATGCCAAACTCGACAACCTTTTTTAAAAAGTATATCATCCATTTTATTTTGGTCCTAAAGCTGGAATTCCTCCCCCAATTGGAGGTGTTCCAGCACTAGGAGGTTTCGTTAATGCTTCTCCAGGTGGAGGTGCCAATTCTGGCAATCCCATAGGAGGCATTCCGCCACCTCCACCAGCAGGTGGCATCGGTCCAAGACCACCTAAACCACCTCCCCCTCCCATCGGAGGCATAGGAGGCATCCCTAACTCTCCACCCATTGGTTGCGCTCCAGCAGGCGGAGGAGCATACATCTGAGCAGATTCCATAATCTCTCTCTCAGGATCCAAGGAGCGCAGCTCCGATAAAGACATACCCGCTAGGGCTTGCTCCTCGCGTTGGCGAATCGCTTCATTTATTGCCTCTTGGCGCATCTTAGCTCGCTCATCCTCATAATTGAGTCCTAAACTTCTATAAAGCGTTTGTACAGATACTTGTCTCGATGTCACTAAACTAGAAATGTTTTGAATATATTCCTGCATATCATACAGGTTCATATGGTTCCATTCTATCTCTGGAACAATCAGTTTCTTACAGCCGCCTTCGGCTTTATAATATCCACGCAGTTCACTAATCGGTGCGAATATTTTATTGATTAGCCATTTAGCTAACATGTTTCGGAAATTAAAATATCGCTGTCGCAAAACCTCTAATCCAATTGACGCCGAAGAATAAACAGCACTATCAGTATCGATAATGGCTTGAGGTACCATTAAACCATGCATAATGTTTTTCAGAATAAGTTCAATATCTGATGAAATATCTATCACGGCGCCGTTGGCGCCTACTCTCTGTATATCAACAGCGGCATGAGTAATAATTTTAAAATCTTTATCATATTGTGCTTCTTCTATAATTTGACGCCAATATTCTAATTGCTCGGCATCAGGATGAAACTCACCTTCTCCAGCTCCACCAACTTTAACGAGAGTAATAGGATTTACCAAGCCGTCGGCTTGGGCAAACTTACAATTACCCTGTATAGAAATAAATCCATTTCGCCTTGTAATCAGCAGCCCATTTGGAACCTCAAAACAGAAAACGTCTCCGTGATATGGGACCGTTTTAAAAGTACCACCTCCACCATTATTTTTCTTTTTAAGATTTCCATATATAGAAGGAAAACGGCCATATTGTGTATTCGACCAATCAACAGCCCAATACCATTTACCTTGACCATTTTGCTCATGTCGTTTTATTGGAGCATAACCGCATTTGAACGCTATTTCTTGAATATCGTCTGCTAATTGTTCGGATACAGTTGTGTATCTAATTTTAACAGATGAGGTTCCATATTTACTAGGCTCAATTGTACCATCTCCTTCCGCAGCGGCAGTAAGTAGAATTTTTAGCAAACGAGAAGATAAACCTTTAACCCATTGCGGTAAATGTTTATTATGACTATTGGTGCCTATTTCATTAGCAAAGTGAGCAGCAAGCCATTTGCTAGAGATATGCCAATTTTCAATCTCTGAAGGATTATTAATAGAAAAACCTTGAGTATTCATTTTTCTACATGTGCCAAGATGTTTATCGCAATATTTTGCCAATTCAGACATTGATGAGTGAACTGATTCAAAATGGGAACTTTCAACTTTTTGATTTGTGCCAACTTTATATTGATATGTTTCTGGTTTATAAGTAATACAACCTTCAGAAACCAAATGCCCTAAAATTTTCATATATGTTTCTGCTGGAATCTCATATCCGTTTACTGACACAGTTTCTATTTCTTTGCCGCTCCAATCCGCCACACACTGTAATTTATATGAATAACCTTTTTTTATATCTTTGGCTTCAATAAAATCAAAATCATGATATTTATTACCGTGTGATTGTTTTTGTGCCAACCACATACGATGACCCGGTGTCACAAAAACATCTAATTTTTTGCCACTAAAATGATACATGTCACCATCATGTGGTCTTTTAATTCTAGCACTATAATTTTGAAATTCTACTTTTCCAGTTTTGTCGAGGGTGGCAAGCTTATCATTTGAATCAATTTGATCATAAAATTTAAATCCATTTTCGGTTAAAATTTCAGTATCAATAGAAAAACACTCTCTAAGTTTATCGTAAAGCATTAAGTCTTTAAACACCGATATTATAATACTTGTTCCTCGAATATCATAAGGGCTCGATAACATTTTTAAATGAGATACGTTGAAGTTATCAAGTGGTATATTTTCTCCCCGTCTAATATGGTGAATAATATTTTCTGGAATTTGTTTGCGTAATTGTACATCAGCAGGATTACTACTCATAACAAGACGTTGTAAAACGGCATCGGGTCGAAGTGATATAACGGGCTCGCTAGCGAGCACCATCTTTTTTACATTAATGTAGTCACTATTTTGTATTACAACTCTTTTCCATTTTAAATTATTTTCATCTAATTCAGCATAAGGGAACGTTTCTCCCAACTTCCACAGCTCCAATGATATATTACCCAAAGCTTCTAGAAGATCCATCTCTTCAATCATATCTTCAAATTCTTGTTGAATTTTCCTATCAAAACATTTTATATTTATCTTGGAAATAGGATATGTGGCATGTAATGTAATCGCATTGCGCACAAGAGGGTGTAAATCGAAAAAATTCCTGCAATTGTAGGTAAATATCCCACATCCAACCACATATGTGTGATCTATTCCGACTTCAATATTGTATACTAATCCAACGTATTGTCGATAATTAATATCACTTATCAATTGAATTGTTTTATCTTTTGACATGTAAAGAGCATCTTGTGCTCCCAAAAGTCCAGCTTCTCTTTTTTCAAAAATATATGAGCCAACCTTATCCGCTTTAATGGCTTTAAATCTATGATTTTTAGTACACCAAACTGTTTCTTGTGAACCTTTGACACGAATACCAACAATTTCTTCATTTACTTGACGTTTAAATGTGGTGATAACGCAACGCGGTAAACCCTCTCCAGATAATACCATGTCACCAACTCGTATCTCTTTAATCGGTTTGCGGGTTCCATCAGCCATCCAGACCATTGTTTCGGGAATAAAACACCACGCATTAACGGTAATACGATCCCGCGGCAGATTTAAATTTGCCATTGTCCATAATGGAGAATAAACTTCTGGAGCCATTCGCTCTACATTAGTACCTGCGCTCGTTCCGAGCGCACCCCCTGCCACACTAACACTCGCAGCATTTTTTACAAATGAAGGGCTATGGGCGATGAGCGCCATAGGCGCTCCTCCACTTATACGTGAGCCGCCAGCGGCTCGATTACCTGCTAACCAAGTACCTCGGCGAACACCGGAACCATCATCGCTGGAGGGTTCAACCATTCCTTGCTTCAATGAACTACCGCCAAAATGCGCAGCTTCTTTTACCATACCGTGTTCTATTTCTTCTTGGAGAACATCACGTCTTACTGGGGATACAGCTTGTGCCACTTTGGGTGATATACGAAGCGATTTTGGTCCCGTTGGTGTTTGTACTATTGGTGTACCGCGTCTATTATCTGCCATAATTACCTCATTTTTGGAGCGAAAGCGAGCACGGGTTTAGGAATACTACTACCCTTACCAGCGCGACTTTCAATTGATGATTGAAAACCGCGCGTTTGCTCAAATTTATACGCAACATATGCGTTGATTAATGCCATCAAGCCATCGTTTTGGGTTTTACCTTTAATGAACATGGTATGAGGCATGCCTTGTCTAATAGTTTGTTTACTTTCCATGGAGCAACAATGATCTACCAGCCATGCTACTCTTTCATAACTTCCCCAAGGGAATCTTACGCTTCCGCGACGAAGAAGGGAAAACATATCGCCAATCCACTTATCCTTGTCGATGACTATTTCCAATTCATCTTCACGATATTTTGTACCCGTTAAAACTTGAGACGAGTTTCTGACTGTTTTAAATCTATCTCCAAGTAGGGATTTTAATTCGCCAGAAATATCTTCAGCGTAGCCAATATCTGCCGCGCAGAGTCTAATATTATATAAACGATACATTTCTTCTACAAATTGAATTTTAGATTTAAGATCTAGCTTCTTCATTTTCTGTGCGAATTCTATAACCATTCTACCATCGTGTTCCACGGACAAAACCACGACGCATGAAAATGATTGTCCGCGGGTTGACGCGCCGCCGTCTAAATCGGGCTTACCGCCCCAGTCTATACCCATATAAACCATTTTCTTTTGATCTCTGGTTATTTGTTTAGACATAAGACGCATCGGATCTCGACAGGTCTTATAGATTTCTTCACGGGTAATTGGTAAGCCTGTACCTGAGTGAAACTCTCCAAGTACTTCATTGTTCCAATCCACTTCTCTTTTCATTGGATTATGTATGGGGCTTTCCTTTAATATAATTTCTTTGGTAAATTCGGGAATAAAAAATTGATTAAAATGAAATCCTACAAATGGAGCATTTTCTTTGCCAGGTGTCGAAAGCCATTTGCCGCGCTCTAAAGCTTGTATCTTATCCTGTTCACATCCACAATTTGGACAGCGAACGATATTCTCATAAAGCCATATTTCTTTTTCCCAAAGATCTGACCCTGGGGTATAAAGCAAAAAATATCTTTGACATTCCGCACAACCTAAGTAAAAGCGCCTTTGATCAGAGTTTTCCCACATCTCATAGAAATATGAATTTTTGTGTTCTGGTGTACCAAAATATACTTGAACACCACCAGGCTGTGGACCATGCTGTGCGCGTGTTAAACACTTTGTGGCAATCTCGATTGCTTGCTTTGTCATCATTTGAACTTCGTCAAAAAAGATCGCATCTATAGTGCGCCCGCGCACTCTTGAGCCTTCATTGCCTATACTATCACACCAAAGTGTATTTCCATGCTTGAATTGTTTATAGGTAAGAGAATCTGAAGCTTCGCGGGAGGCGTCTTTTTGAGTTTCTATGAAGGGTCTGATACGTTTAGGATCCTCAGGATCCTGTATCATAGTGGATTCGCGTATCATCTTTTCCAATTTATCTTTGGAAAATCCATGCATTAGCTCTAATTGTGGAAAGGCATGCATAACGCGAATAGGGGGAAGGTTACCTTGGCCAAACATACCACCAGCAACCATGTTTAATTCTAGGGCGGAGGCCATTGTCGTTGCGCCAACTTGGCGCCCTTTAACAATAACTATTGGTTTACCTTCTGGAGATAAAGCCTTTGACATAATATAGCGATAAATATCCGCAATAAATTTCCAGCCATTTCCTCTCAACGTGAGCGGATTACCATCTATAGTAAGATACGACTCAGCAAAATGTACTGGATCGATCTTCATTAGCTCATTTTTAAGCTCTTCGAAACAATTTTCTGGAGCCCAGCGATCAGTTTTTGGCATGTATAAGGTTGCTTACATCTCCTCTGATAGCAATAAAGCGCCCAAAAGCATTGGAAACTTCGGGGCGCTTTTGTGTAAAACTTATCATTTATTTTTGCTTATCCATTAATTATTCTCATTTATAACCGTGATACGTACCAAGAATTATAACATAAAAATGTTATATCTTCAATTTTTGCTTTTTGTGTAATTCTTTCACCAGTATTTCTATCATGTAAACTAATTCCTCTTTTTGAATTACCTCCAACAATACAAATTCCATGTTTTTTGTGTTTTACTACACTGCCCTTTTTAAAAAAACCTTTTGTCCCACCAAAAGGTTTTCTGTAATTACCTTTAGATGGTTGTAAAACATGGAGCTGTCTCCTATATAATTGAATTGGTTTTATAAAAATAACATCTGTATTATCGGGTGTAGTATGACCGCCTACATAATCATTTGCTAAAACCCAAGAATCTACACAATGAGCATCAAAATTTCTTTCGGCTTTGTTTCCAGATTTTCTCAAACCTAAAGCTGTTCTTAACTTATGTGTTTCATGACCATATTTAATAGACATATGAGCAATCTTTTCTAATTCATGACAAAACCAATTTTTACCAGTTTCTAATGGAGAAAAACTCTTATTCCATTTTCTTTTGCCTTTTTTGCTTTCAGCTTTAATATCCTCAATAACAATGTGATTTATAGGATATAATGTATTTAATCTTTTCACCATGTTTAATTTTAACTGCCATCTAGCATGAGTGCTTGGCGCTAACCAACCTTTTCTCTTAGATCTGTTAAATCTTGGTTTTCTACATGGAGTTTTTCTGTTACGTCTACTTCGTCGCATCATGGCGCGAGTTTCAACTCGGTCAGATACCCAAGTCACCGCATTTTCTTGTATATTGTGGTAAGTATGCGCCTTACTTTTTACCGTATAACCTTCAAATTTTGAACCAGGATCAATACTAAGAACAATAGATTGAATATTTTCCAAAGTGTTAAAAGTCAATTGTACATAAAATATACCTTTTTTCCATCTCTTGATAGCTTGCCCAGTTTTCAACCATCGTCTTACTCTGCTTTCTTTTGCTGGCATTAATGCCTTGTCATCTTGAGACCTTACTGGTACATATTTATTTCTGCCATTTCTTTTCTGATTTTTTGGTTGTAAACCCTGATCAGCAACAGATAATTTCGCTCTTCGAGACTGACAAACGGAGGGAGAGGGAACTTGAGCAGCATTCCCAGTATCCTTTAAACTGCCACGTTTAGTTTGTTCAGTTGCCTTCGGGCGACCGTCACTTGTGACGATCTTGACCACTCTATTCTCTCGTTTAACTCGTCGTTTCGGAATTGGCATTCCCTACTCCTTCAAGCCCAAACAATTATTTGGGTGATTGAAACATCCTTTCGTTATCAGAGAGGTCATCAGTAGAGGTAGATAATCCAACTCCTAATCCCGCAATATTATCTCCTCCATCATCTACTTCTTGTTTTTCTGTTCCAATTTTTCCTGTAATATACTCTATCAAAATCGGATCTGAAGCTGCTTGGCTTTCATGAG